TTGAACCTGTTCGTACTTGGTACGGATAGCAGCTCGTGCCGCTTCAGCCGCATCAGCGTCAGCACCAGGAATCTGCTTCATAATCACCTCATCATGAGGCTTGAACTCTTCAGCACGGGCAGCACGTCGCTTGTCGTGACCGATTTGTTTGCATTTATCAATGTCGTGATCAATACAACAATCGCCCATTACCCACGCATTGCGGAAGTAACGGTCAGAGGGAATGTCAGCCTCGGAGACGATTTCGTAGGCGACACCTTCAGGCACATCCTTCAGTGCCAGTTCGACGGATTCGGTAGGGATGATCACCGCTACTCCGCCAGATTCAGTTTGGTAGATGATTTTGTTCATGGCAATTAGCGGAAAACGGAAAGATCAATTTGCGCCGCATTGTATTGTGCTGCTGCCGTGGTTTCCACGTCAACTCTGACACCAGAAGTAGATCGGTCAACTGCTGAACCTGGAACAATAGTAACTGCATCAGTTAAACTAGAAGCATTAACGAGGCAAGCATAGTTTACATCAGGCATTGCCGTTATAAAGTTTACTCTAAAAGAACCGGTGCCAAGGTCTGCAATGCTGCTTATATTGCCACTGCCTCTAATCGTGTTCCTTCTTAGCGTAATGTTTCCGCTAGTCAATTTAGACGTGCCAGCAGTATATGTGAAAGTATCAGCATCAGTTACGGTTGCAACAGTGTAAGTACCATCCACACCAGTACCACTGGTTATGTCTACATAAATTGTGTCGCCCACTATCAAACCGTGAGCTACAACAGTAACGGTTACATCGGTTGCAACTTGAGAATAGGTGCCAGTAAGATTGTTGTTAGTAATACCATCAAAATTAACCCACGCCCGACAACCATAAGCTGTAGCAACACTACCGTAGCCAGAGTCAAATTTAAGTGTTCCAGCAATTGACTGATTACCTGTACCGTTGACAGTCAGGTTGTTTGTAACAGTTGCATTACCTGTGACAGTAATGTTATCTCCAGATATATCTCCAGTGGTAGTAATGTTATCTCCAGATATATCTCCAGTGGCAGTAACATTACCAGTGGCAGTAATATTATCTGCAGATACGTCACCAGTAGTCACTATGTTTTGACTACCAAAACTTGGAGAAACTTTAGTTCCAGCAATAGCAGCACTAGCATTAACGTCAGCATTAACAATAGTGCCGTCAGCAATCTGAGCTGATGTAACAGCACTATTAACAATGTTATTAGTGCTAACAGCATTATTAGCTAATTCAAATCCAGTAATTGAATCTTCTGCAAGATTACCTGTTGAAGCAGCAACGGTAATGTTGGCCGTTTCTTGAGCAATATACAGTTGCTGCAAAAAGTTTTCATTAAGATCAGATGCACGAATAGCAGAACCAGCAAAGAATGTAGCTGGTGGTGCATCTTGAGCAGTTTGACGATAAATTCTAATTGCTACTCCATTTCCTGGGGCAGTAACAAAACGAATGTTAGTGGCATTTTCTACAGAGTATTCAGTTGTAATCTGGTCAACACCATCAAGACTTACCTTAATGTCTGACTCGTTTAGATATTCAAATGTAAAATTAAACAGCGTAGAGCTGTCGTCTCCAGTATGTAGTTTTTCAGTAGTTGCCATTTAAGGTGCCACAAAAAAATGGTTAATCTAATCCGGCGTACCGGCGAATGGTGTCAATGTCAGCTTTACTAAAGTCACCTTGTGCTGCCCTTTGCCTCCGATACTTTTCTTCGGCAACAAGCAACAAGTAAGATTGGTCTAGCTTTTCCAACTTTTGAAGCGCGGTTTTCTTGTATTTGTTAATTTCTTTCTTCAACATAGCAATATGAGGAGGGTTAACCTCATTTTCGTTGAGGAAAGTTTCGGTATTAACAGGGCGTCCCCGGTATGCCTTAGCCATAGCCTGCCACTCATCACTACGCATAATAGTTTCTAAGCGCTTAGACAAACCACTCTTTGCCAAAATCTTGGCAAGTGATTCGCGGTGCTGAGGCTCAAGGCTAACACCATAACGGCCAGTCTTAACAATGGTATTAGCAGGAATACCAAGCTCAGACAGCTGCTGGGCAACGTAATTATCGTTTACATCTTGGATGCGGATAGGAGAAACCGCATTAAATAGACCACCACCGATAGAGTTCAGGGGTTTGCCAGTAATCCAAGAGGTAACAGAAGGCAGATCATTTCCGTAACCAGGGGCTGCTTGGACCAACATACGATCCAATTCACCTCGGGTCTCCTTCAGATAAGGATTCATGGCGTTAGCAAGTGCTCGACGTACGCCAGAGTACGGAGTATAGTTATTAAGGGCATTCAGAGCCATACGGAGACCGCTGGGGTCGTTGAGGTTCTGAGGGGTAAGGATTTCACCAATCTCAGACAGACCAGCCAGGAAGCTCTTTTCGGTGTAACTTACAACAATAGAATACCAAGCTTGTCCCACAATACGAGAAGCTGCCTCTGCGCCACCCATTTTTGCCAAGCGAACTGCATCAGCAGTGATTGCCATGAGCGAGTTGATAGGTTCAATGGATTGATAAGACACCCACTTGTTACCCACCTTGATTGACATAGGAGGACGACCCTCTGCTTGCCAAGCCTTACGTTCAGCTGCGTCAGGCGGATAGTTGCCGGTCACGTCGGTGAACAGAGCAGTAGTGAGCAAGGTAGTCATCACCATCATGCCCGTTGCGGAACGTCCCTCAAGCTCAGCCATTAGGATCTTGTCGCCGCTTTCTTTTGCTGCTTTGTAAGTAGCATCAAAGTTACGAATGGCGTGGTTGATTCCTGGTATGTGTTCAAATCCATAACCAGCCAGGTTACCTGGGGTACGGACAAAGGGAAGGAACAAACGACCAGTACCAAGAGGCAAAGAATCAACAAAGTTACCCAGTGCGTTTACAATAGCGCCAGGGTCTTGCTGGAACGTAGCTCGTTCTGCGTAGTCAAGAAGATCTTTGTCAAGGATACGTCCAGTAGCTGGATCAATGCCCTGTGAGAACTTCTTAAGGTATAAATCCATCATTGCTTTGGGATCTTCCCCAGGAGCCGCATGACGGATAGATTCGTATTTTGCTTTGGAATACAAACGATAACGAGCAGACAAATTCTTAAAGAAATCGTCACTTGCCATCAAGGCACGGTTAGGCCAGCTGATCCAAGGGTTATGTACGAAACGATAGCTATTCTCTACAAACGCAGCACCAAACTGTTCACCAGGAGTACTTGCAGCCATTTTGAGCTGCTTGATCATGGCTTGAGCTTCAAAGTCATCAATAGCAAACTTGGTATTAAAGTTAACCGAAACACCAGTTTTGTAGGTTTGCTTAAGAATACGGAATGAATCCCCTAAACCTTGAACCATGCCGTGAAGACCGGCAATTGCAGATGCTTGAACGTCTGAGTCGCCCTTAATGACACCACGAATGTACGCAGAGAACGGACGCTCAAACGTTGAGTAGGTGTTACCCAGAAGGTTTCTAAGGTGAGTAATAGGACCAGACAGAAGTGACTGGTACATGGCACTGGTTGCATTCTTGAAACCAAGAGTAATAGCAGCATTCAAGAACTTAACTTGCTTACTGGGGTCACCACCAGCAAGAACCATAGTATTCACAAGCCTCATCACTTCTTCGTCAGCGGCTGGGTCACCACGACGGATAGCTGCTTTGAGCTTAGTAGACCAATCACGGACTTCCTTAATACTCAGAACCAGATTATCATCAGCTGCATCACCGGCACCCATGCCAATGACACGCTTAAATGTCTGGAGGGTTGAGCCGGCATCGTAGGCTGTGGTCTTATGGAACTCCAAAAGAGTAGAAAGACGATCAACCAAACGATCAATCTGGTTGCCCACAGGAACGCCCTGTGCGCGGCTAGAAGCAGCGTTGACAGCAAGCGAATGGATTTGCTCAGCAGTGTCACCGATCAACGCCTTAGTGACCAGAATGCCTTCCTTCGACAGAAGCTTGGCATCAAGTGTGGTCTTGGCCTTAAGCATTCCAGCTTCGTCCATCATGCTGATGAGCGTCTTTTCTGGAATGTCAGAATTTAAGGCATTGCGGAAGTCATCCAGAATCATTGCTGCGTTCTGGATAATCTCAGCAGCAGGACGCTTGAGCTGGGCTGCCATCTTCTGAAGTTCAACCCGACCCGAATACTTACGAATCAGTTCTTCAACCTCAGGCTTATACCTCATGCGGTCATACTGAGCGTCCGTCATCATGTGGTAAGAACCACCACGCTCAATGGGAGTGATGTCGGGACGAGCAAACGGATCAGAGGTTACCTGCTTAGTGCCTTGGGTAGGCGGAGTGTCACGCAGGATCTGCTGCTTAATAGTCAGGTTTGGATCGGCTGGTTTGTTAAAGGCAGCGTTATCCTGTTGAGGAATACCCCGAACATCATCAGGGTTGTAACCATTGGCAATCTTTTCGTCAATCTCTGCCGTATGCTTCCGCACATCCTCAAGGGTTTCGCGTAAAGCAGCCAGCTTTGGATCAACGTCAGAGATGCCAGACGCACGCAATGCTTCGATGCGTTCGGTCAGGCTGCGTTCTTGCTCCAACAGCTGCATCAGTTGATCAGCGTTGTTCTCGTCGAACAGCTCGCCTTCCTTGGCGATAGCTTTGGTGTTGTACGAATCCACCTCAGCCATTTTTTCTTTGGCTGCTTTGACGCCCTTCTTTAGGGCTTCTTCTTTTGTACCACCAGCATTAATCACTGCTTGCCCAGCCTTGCGACCCCACATGAGCCACAACAGTGAGTCAGCAGCAGCGCCAATGGCACCTCCTTCAATGGCACTCTTAAGCTTTGCCGTAAAGGGGTCGTCGTTTTCTTCGCTCCGTAAAGCAAAGACAAAAGAATCGTGAAGAGGACTATCTTCGGGAATGAAGTTGTTGACCATTGCCGAGAAGTTTCCATCCTCAGGTGTGGTCGTAATAAAGTCAGCCACAGCACCAGGCACCAGACCCGACGCCACAGCGCCTTTTAGTCCCTTGCCTTTAGTACCCAGACCAATAAGAGCCTTAGGCGCACGGACCATAAATTGCCGCATGATCACGGCAGTCTTTAGAATCTTAGAAGCAAACTGACCAACCTCAGTCCGGGGACCACGCATACCAAAGCTGTAAGCAGCTGCGGTATAGCGGTCACTAAACGGATCTTCGGTTGCCTTAGTCTCCACACCACGCATGGAGTTGACGCCTTTCTTGACGACATCACCCAGCAGGTCAGCAGTGTTAAGGGTGTCTTCTACGGTGCCAGTAACAACATCTCCGACAACTCTGACGGATTCAGAAGCAAGAGTTCCAATAGGAGTTGAGTATGCTTCTTCTTCGAATGCAGTGTCTTGTTCCTTTTGGATCTCACGAGCTTCAGCAACTCGTTGACGATAGGCATCGCCCTGACCAAAAAGATCAGCGACGGCACCTACAGTATTTTGAAGGGCATCAGGAATAGCTTGAAGAGGGTTGACCGTTTGAGGCTCACCTTCTTTTTGAACTTCGCCAGTCTGCTCGTCGTACTGCTGTTGTTCTTCTGCTTGTTGTGCTTCTTGTTTTAGTTTTTCTTCTTCGTAGAAACGCCGGTCGCGTTCTGGATCATAAACAGCTCTAGGCATTTAGGAAAAGGCCCGCAGGCAAAAGAGGGAATAAAAAAAAAGAAAGGACCAGCGCACCAGTCCTTACTGTTGAGTTTTCAGAGTTCTAAGGGCTCTGTAAGCGGCAGGAAGATACTGCCGATAAGCGCCAGTGCGATACACCGTCCAAGCATTATAGCCGCTCTTAAGGACGTATGCCATGCCTCTAGCGTTGGTTTCAGGGTCAGCCAGTTGCATGTTATCTGTAAGACCCAAAGCACGGCGACGATCAGGACCAAGTGCCCCTAGCATGTTAATCTGCCAAAGACCATAGGACTCGTCACCGGTTGATTCATTAAAGTTGTGGTTGCCGGGTTTACCAGCAGATTCAGCCAAAGCAATAGCAGTCATGATTACTGCCTGTTGTTCTGACAAACCTTGATTCAAAGCCAGCTGGAGGATGTCAGTGTCCGGCATAGCCGTCATTCCATCTGCTGGCGTTTCTACTTTTTTACCGGCAAGCTCCGACTGACGTTGGTAGTGGGCTTGACGTTGCTTGCCTTGTGCAATTCGCTCTGCTTGGCGGAGCTGCTGTAAAGTGTCTTCGGAGTTGTAGTACCGAGACGTTGCCAAGGGGGCGGCAGCTGCGGACTCGGATTCAGCGCGATCACGCTCGCCGCTAAAATAAGGGGTAGGGTCAATACCATGATGAAGTGCTTGGGTTTTAAGGAACGCCTTGGTGTCCATCCCACGAGTAACGCGGCTGTCCCTCACGCGTCCAGTCAGCTGCTGACCATCACGGAACCTTTCCAGGTTAGCCTGAGTTTCGTTTTTGGACAACAAAATAGCCACATTAGGATGTGAGTACTTAATGTTTAGTTGCTCAGGTCTTAGGTTGCTGGCGTCGTAGACAGTATCGTCTTGAGCGTTTTGCTGGGTTATGACAGCATTAGCAAGCGGTTTTGGCTTTTTGGTTTCTACATCATAGTACTGGACATAGGTTTCTTTTGAAATCTTTTCCAGTTCCCTTCCAAGTTCATCCATGCTTGGCACTTGGCCATTTTTCTGGACATAATCTTCATGCCAGGTAAACAGCTTGTCTTCAACAGCTTGCGTATAGGCGTTGTAAGCCTCAGGAGATTTGTTAGGTTTGCCATAATCGTCAAAGGTAATAACTTCACCACCTTGAGCTTCAATAGCAGCTTTGGTTGACTGTTTGATTTGGCTGCCGTAAGTTGATTCAAACTGAGTACGGTTGCGATCACTCGCCATGTTCCGAAGCTCCTTTTTACGGTCTTCAGAAATAGGCAGAGCATTGATTTCATCCAGGGTCATCTTGCCTGCTAAGGCATCTTCCCTTGCTCGGTTAAATGCAACTTCTTGCTCGGGAAGAATGTAATCACCCTGAGCTTGCATTGCGTTAATGTTAAGACGATCAACGTATGGCTGAAGTGCCAGTCGTGTCTGTTGCTCAATCTCTGCAAGTCTGACTGGATCCTTTTCTTCCCTTCGCGCACGGTCACGCAAGGCAATAATTTTAGCCACCTCTGCGTTATCTTCACGCAGGTTCTGGGCTTCGATCTGATCTTCCTTGTTTAGAATAGCTGCCCTGGTTTCTTGGAACTCAGTAATGTGAAGACTACCAAGCGTACCCATCTGAGGGTCTTTAACGGATTTAGGAACCTTAGCCAGTTCATCCAAAACCCTAAGACCTTCATCAGGAGGCAGAGCTTTAATAGCTTCCAGCTGGGCAGCCAGAGCTACCTTGGCAGCAGTTCCGCGTCCAAGACCACCTTCAGAAATCAGACGATTAAAGTTGGTCTGATAGGACAAAGACAAATCTTCAGCAGTTACATTGTCTTTGTTAACATCTACCTTGAGTTGATTGCTGATGTCTAAGACAGCACCATCACGGTTGTTCTTTGCAACCTCAGCAATGGCGTTTGTCTTGATTTGAGACTTAGCAGCCTGGAATGTAGGAGCAAACTCCTCAGCCAAAATGACAGGGTTAATGCTATGCAAACCTTTTTTCTGGAACATCTCTTGCTGACCAATCGCCAAAGCAGCGTCAATCTCAGCAGGAGTACCAGAAGTACGAATTTCAGCAGGCGACTTCAAACCGTCTGGAGTAGGAACGATCTTTTCAGTGCGCTCCATGAAACCCATCAGAAAACCCTGAGTGTCCAGAGCTGCTTTTTTAGCCGTACCCACAGCACGTCCGTAGGCACGCCAACCACGAATTGCTTTGCTTTCTTGACGAAAGGTTGTGGCCAATTCTTCGTTTTCAATACTATTGGCAACCTCACCATCAGCCGTAGCAGCTGCTTCCAGCGTGCTTACTTCTGCGTTGTGCTTTTGAAAAACTTGCTCAGGGAACGAAGCATTCCCATTCATCACCTCAGCAAGACCAAGTTTGTATTCTTTGTCGTTTTGTTTCTTTTGATAATCGACAAGGAACTCACTCAGGGTGTCACTAAACTGAGACAGTGCCCTAAGGTCATTTTCTTGATTCTTTGCGATGTCAGCACCGAGACGCTGAACACCTTCTTTATAGCTGGCAAAAGCATCCTGCCGGTACTGGGCGTCCTGCTTTGCCTGCTGCATCATCTGACCAGATTTATCGTAAACCTGTTCAGCTTTAAAGCCGCGAGGGCCTTGGTATCCGGTTAGTTGTACTGCCATTTGTTACCCAGCTAATTTAGGCATTTTCATTGCATCAGCAAAGCTGACATTTGTAGAAGAAGGAAGAGTTACACCAGAGCCTGCCGCATTACCAGCACCCGCTGCCGGAGCAGCAAGACTCATACCAGTAGTCACACCACCGAGGATAGACTGACCAATGCCTAAGACCATCCCAGCAGCGCTTGGAGCGGGTCCAGAATAAGGCTGGGCTACAAACCCCTTGATCGGTTCAATCATGCGCCTAGAGGCTGCCATAGCGTTAGCAGACTTAGCATCCAAATAGATTTGTTCGGCTTGCAAGCTATAGGCATCACGAGCATAGCCAAGGTTAGTTCCAAGGGCAGCAAGGTCACGTCCATAGTCACGCTCTGCGTCGGACGCCAGAACCTCAACTGATTTACCAGTACGACCCACAGCAAGAACTTGTCCCTGTTTCTTGATCTTGTCGATCATTAACTGCTGTGCTTGTTGAGAGGCTCTATCATATTCACCCTTTAGTTGAAGCTGTTCATACTGGTAAGCTCGGTTAGCCGCAGCTGCGTTAGCTTCGATCTGTGAATTGTAGGCTTCTTGAGAGGCATGATAAGCTGCCATCTCTTGGTTGTAACGGGCAGTTGCGTTAGCCTGTTCAACCTGATACTGATACTGCTGAGCTTGTTGTTGATAGGCATACTGTGCTTGCTGTTGCTGATAACCAGCAATAGACTGAAGCGTACCAAGACCAGCAGTAACTACACCGAGACCAATAGATACTGGATCACACATTTGTCAATTTAGCAAATTCTACATACGTTAGTTTTTGTGGTCCAACCGTTGCGTAACCAAGCTTCTTAAATCCAAGCATATGGAGAAGCTTCATGTGCATTCGGTTTCGTGGATCAGCTATGTTATGAAGCACAGCATAGGAGGACTGTTGATCGACCCATTTCTTAGCCTCCTTAAAAAAGAGTTTTGGATAAGGGCGGACATGATCTGTGGTCAACATCCAAATCGCACCACAGTTGGCATCTGTTCTGGATACCCCCGCCATCCCACACAGCTTACCCTTTACAAGAAATGTAATAGGGTCTTCTAGCTGTGAAAAGGACTCGGGTAGAACCTGATAAGGATTGTGGCCCCACCCGAGGATTTCGTTAAGGTCATCCGCCTGAAGGTGTTCAGCCAAATAGATAGTATCTTCAATTGTAGCTGGGCGGATTTCGTGGATCATATGCGTTTGATTCCTTTGTTATTGTAAGTGCCTTCCCATTCTAGCGATACAAGCGCAAGAGGGAAAGGGGCATTACAAATAATTTTAAGATCAATGTCAGTTCCTTTGGTCATGATTGGGATGATGTTGTCAGCGGTCCTAATCATAGGAACTTGGTTGGCAGCACTAAGGTTTGCTGTGATTTGTGGAAGAGTTAAGGTAAATTGATTACGACCTGGGACATTAAGTTCTATCTCAAATGGACCAGATTCATAACTAAACAAACGAACGCGGTGAACTACTGGGATGTTAGTTTCGTCCGCTATGTTTTCTCGTTTGATATAAAATCCAGGGAAGCGAGCTTCGGATGTGATTTGATACCCGATAGCATACTCCTCTGCGGTTTGATCACCGTCAACAGTAACATAATACTTCTGTCCAGCAGGAGCCGCAGCGTCATAAGTTACCGTAGGATAGGTGGCATAACCAGAATCATTAGTGCTGATCTTAACCAAAGACACAGTGCCGTCGCTGATGCGGGCTCCTTCTTTTAGGAAGATCTTTGTTTGTTTATCAGCAGCCACATAAGACTTGCTTGGATAATAATCAAACAAATCTAACCTCAGGTCAATGTATTTATCTTCAAACAAGATAGCACCACCTGGAGTCTCTGTCATTAGCTCTGAGTGGCAGATGACTGGACCATCGTCTGTGTTAAGAATGATAAAAATCTCATCCTCGTGGAACTCACACATCAAGACATCCGCTGGGAATGTCCACCTAAACCAAGACGCCAACAAGCGTTCGTTTTCTTGAGTGTAATACCTAAAGAGATAAATACTTCTTGGTTCTCGATCTGTAAGGATTCCCATAAGCGACACACTAAGACTGTTAAGAGTTGTGTGTACTTCGTTAGGGATATACGATGGGATAATTTTGCTCAGCTCAATCTTGTTTGGAGCTGTAACAGTGCTAGCTTTAATGTTAAGTTGGTTAACAGCTACGGATGTATTGTTTTCTTCAAGAACAACAACCGAACCACCAAGGTCAACAGGAGGAATGTCAATGCTATGACTATAGCTAGTAATCAGGTTAAGTTCTGCCGTAGCTGGAGAAAATGCTTCGGTTCTGGTCTGAAGAATATACTGTGAGTTATCAGCAAATAGAATAAGACCCGTTGATTCTTGAATGCCGTCTCTAAATTCAATACGAGTTACGGCACCTGCGGATAGGTCAATAGGATCACTATCAATAGCAGTAATAACAGTACCAGCATAGAAGTTTAAGAACTCACCAGCAACTGAACAAATGATGTTTTCATTGCTCATCAATACCAGTCGATTCTTAAAGAATGAAATACCAGTAATATAAGAATCAATAAAGCTTGGACTTAGATTGCTATTCTCATCACCAACCTGTCGCTGCTGCCAATACTGAGTTGCCCACGTCGTACCGGGTAAGGTCTGTGTTGCTACTGTGTTGATGGTAAACGTATCACCCTCTAAGTTATTAACCACATCTGCTGCGGTATAATCTTGACCAGCACGTTCAATAGCTACACCTGTAATTTGCCGACTAGCATTTGTACTTGTTACTCGAAGACGTAGGTGTTGTCCTGTGCCTCCATAACAAGAAAAGGTTTGACCCACATTCCAACGAGCAGCTCCATTGCTGGTAACACTGACATCCGTAGGAATACCATTGACCGACGTAGAGGTAACATAAGAACTAGCAGCCGACTCACTAAGCTCACGGAACGTATAAGTACCGTCTGCTTCACGAATAAGCGCATGAGGCATGGTAGTAGCATCTACGCCTAACTCTGCGCCCGGAGCAATCGTTTCAATCCAGATACCAGCACCAGCTGATCCTCCATCGCTGGTTTGGAATTTAAGGAAATAGTCATCTTTTCCATTGATGTCAGATCCAGCTACCTCAATAATTTTATTATTAAGAAATGTAGAAGGCAGTGCTTCAACACCAGACACAGAACCCTTGTAGGCTTTAATTGCCGTGCCAGCTGTTCCGCCTCTTGCTTCCACACTAAAGTCAGCACCATCCACCCTTTCAATATGGATATTGCTGCCTACACCAGTAGCGGTATAAGTAGCACTAGGGATTGCACTGATTAAACCATTGATAACATCTTGAATGGAGAAGCCACTGGAAGGGGCTGAGTGAGACGAATAGGTATATGACGTACCATCAAGAACAACCACATACTCAGTATCGTGAACAATCGTATCAATACTGATGTAAGCATATGGTGTGATTGACGGAGCAGTAAGTCCGTCATCTGTTACCAAGATAGTACGATTAAGAATAAAAATAAAATCGTTAATTTGAAGAACCTTTAGGTCATCAAATTTTTCGTGGGTAGCGTAGGTTGTAGCAGATGCTGAGGGAGTATTGACAGTATACGGCACACCACTCTGAGCATCCCAAAGCTTTACAACACCAGCTTTTGTAATCTGAAGAAGAAGCTTTTCGTTTAGACCTTTACAAATAAAAAACCAGCTGCTATCACCTGCGGATACGTTTGCTAGTTTTTGAATAAATTGAGTCCCTGGTCGTTTAATAAGACCAAAGGTTGGGTCAGGATAGAAGTTATCACATTCTCTAAACTGACCATCAAGTTTAAGAGAATCCGGTTGCTGCGATACCCCACCAATCAATCCTCTTAGTTTTTGTGAGATAGCAGGCATGGTTTATCGAGCAATAGCACGGAATGGAGTATAGCTGATGTAAAGGTTTTGTCCAGTCTCTTGGCCAAAGATATTCACATCGGAACTGCTGGTGTCATAAGCAAGGCAGTTGGCACGCAGCAGGGCTTCGTCTTGAGCATTAAAGGTTACCATTTCTTGGGAACCCAAAACCCGTCCAGCAAAGACACGGGTAGCACGTTGAGTAATGTAGTCTTTAAAAACCTGAGGAAGATCCTCAAAGTCAAATTTCCAGACAACATCACATTTTACAGTGGACCCGGCAGTAAACGTATAGGTGTGGTTGATTTTATCATAGAGCTTGCCATCACGCAATACGGTCTGGTATTTCTGATTGTTAGCAAACTTGTTATCCGAAATCTGAAGGACATTAGATGCAACACTAATGTTACCAGAAGTATCAGCAACAAAAGGATAAGCAACTTCGGTATTAAAGTGCCAACCTTCTCCTTGTACTTCTCTATCTACTTGCTCCAGAATATCAAGGGCAATAGAGATTTCGGGGTTAGCGACATCTAGGCTCACCACCGGGGCTTGCCCGATGCCACTCAGCATCTGGTTGATAGCTTGTAGTTGGGTAGTCATTATTATCGGGCAAGAAAAAAGGGGGCCACAAAGGACCCCCACAAAACACTAACGTAAGCGTATCAGGCCACGTTACGGAAAGCGCCAGCCACGGCAGGGCGGACAGAGCCAGCACCATAAGCCAGACGGCCAACGATCACGTCACCTTGGTAGATCACCTTGGTGTCGGCACCGGTGGTTTGCACGCTGGGGCCAATAGCCTCAACGACACCAGCAGCGTCACGGTGGAAGATCAGACCACAGGAGTTGGTGAAGTCGGTACGGATACCGTAGTCATTGTTCTCACCGGTCACAGCAGCTGCGTCGATCAGGTCGCCGGTAGCAGAGCCGTAACGGGTCAGGAAGGGGATGTTGTTGGACTTGTAGATCTTAATGCCAGCGATTTCATACAGACCCTCACCGCTGTTCAGGCTGCCACCAGAGGCGCCAAAGTCACGGTTCAGGATGTTGGTATCAACTTGGCTGATCAGAGCATAATACTGACGAGGGCTGAGCACCGCGACGCGTCCGTCCTGGGGCGCTGCGACTTCGTCCAGACGGGCAGCAGCTTCGAAGAAGCCATCAACCAGGGCTTGAGCGTTGTACTCGTTGCCAACGCCAAGGTTGACTTCGAAACCACCAGGCTCGCCGGTCACAGGGGCAGAAGCTTCAGCGGCTTGATCCAGCACGCGGAAGATGCGGCGGTCATAAAATTCTGCGAGGCTCTGGCCGATTTGACGGGCGATGGGGCCACGGATGTCATACTGTGCCAGAACTTCGTCAAGGTTATCAACGAAGGCGGAAGCGACCAGCAGGTCGTCCATTGCGATCGTGGTCTCTGCCACGTTCGGATCGCCGCTACCAAGGATAGCGTTGCCGGGGGTATGATACCCAGCCGACACACGACCGGTGTGAATGAATTGTGCTTCCTTGCCGTTACGCAGGGTGCGGTTCATCACCAGACCCTTAGCAATCGTAGCATTACGGAAGGCCTCATAGACCTCACCGGTAAATAGTTTCAGGTAAAGAGCCTGAGTATCGGCACCACCATTAATGGCACCGAGCTGAGTTACAGTTGCAGTCACTTGTCTAAGAAGTTGAAGAGTTTATAGATTAAAGAGTGTCCCGGGAAAAATTATTTAGTTGTGGGGTTTGTCCTTTGTATTGGGTATCCACCGCAGCGGGCCAATACTCCAGTCATGACTGGGTTTTTAACGAGGTTATCCCATCCTCAATAGGCATGGGGGACATTGCAGTCCCCACGATCCACTAGAGCAGATCGCCGCTTGCAGCCAGTCGTTCTTGAATGTCCAAGCGATAAGCTGGATCATTCCGGTAACGAGGATCACCAATGGCACGAGCTAGTTCCGCTTGACTACGGAAGGCCTTGGCAGATTGTGCTTTAACTGATTTACCAGAAACACGCTTGCCTTCAAAACCAACAGCATCTTTGTACCGTTGGTTAAGGGCTTGAACAGCAAAGAAGATAGCGTCTTTGTTTCCGCTATTAACTACGTTATCAAACGCAGCAACCTCTTCTGGTTTTAGATTATCTGCTGCCCAAGCAAGGGTTTCATTGTAAGCAGATTCACCACCAACAGAATTGAGGATAGCATCCGCATCCGTATCTGATAGTTGTTGGGTTTGAATGGTAGCATTCTTTTGAAGTTCCAGATAAGCATCAATGAGTTGCTCAGACGGCATCTCCTTGAGCTTTTGGACTGTCTCTGGTTTTAGTTGGTTGGAGTTACTGAAATACTCTTCGGAAGCTTCTTGGATAAACTTGGCAGTTTCGGAGACAACTTCTTCTGGTTCTTCGGCAGGTACATCTTCAGTAGATTCCTGGTCGTTGTCCTCAGAACTTGTCTCTTCTTTCTGTCCAAGTTTCTTTTCCAATTCTTTGTATGCCTTTTCCAAGTCCTCAGCGGATTTGAATTTACCGGCATAACGCAGTTCTGCTTCTGCGTCTCTTTGAGCTTGTTCATACTTTGCAAGATTGCGACTTTCTTCTTCGGCAATCAGCTTATCACCAAGCTCAGTTAGCCTCGCTTCCTCAGCCTGTCGAGCTTCGGTTACTGCGGGGTCTGTTCCTTCGAAAGTGATTTCAGCCATAGGTGGTGGATGGTTTAGTGAGAAACAAGGGTGACCTTACCAAGACCAGGAGTGATAACCTTTTTCTTGGGTTGGGGGGTGACTTTATTAGTCTTGACTGTTGCCTTACCTGCTGCTTTCTTTTTAGGAGAAAGGGGAGTAGGTTTAGCTTCGGGAAGTTCAGCCGGCTGGGGCTGGGGGTTGGGTTGATTGAGCGATTCCATTGACAGTGTTTTGCATAGCTTCCATGACACCAGGGTTCTTGTCGGGATCCATCATCGGTGCTTTTGCAAGCTGACCGGCTTGACCCAACAAAGTGCCTTGTGCCATTTGTTGACGCATTTGCTGTTCCTCTTGTTGACGTTGATCAGCGGTCTTAACCAGCTTAATCGTATCAATACCTTGAGCAGCAGCAAGACGTTTAATTGCTTCTTCTGGATCGACGAACTTAACCATAGCCTCAGGACCAAGAGCCTGTGACACGGTTTGAAGGAACATCATTAGTGATTCCCTATCTTGCCCACGACCGACACCTTCGATGCCAGCAATGACAGTGGGGAATACAACACCCTTAGGAAGCTTGGGAAGGATCTTAGAACGTTGCAACACAAACAGCTTACGCTGAAGATAAGGCTGCAACAGTTCGGTAGTCAGGTTCCCATAGATACCACCCAACTGTTCGTTAAGTTCTTGTTGGGTAGCGCGAATCTCTTCTGCGGTGGTACGTTCTGATTGACGTACCGTAAGAATAAGAAACGCTTCACTCAGCCTTTGAGTAAGCTGAGTAATCATTTGATATGCGGTAGCAAAGTCAGCCTGCTTGGCTACTTGTACCACGGACACATCTTCTTGACGGCCTTGGATAATTGCTCCATTCCCGGCCTTTGCCAAAGTAGCAGGCTTAACGGTAGCAGAAGGAGATACCAGAAAGACCACCTTAGCAGCAGCAGCGGAGCCCTCAACCATAGCTTGCATGAGTCCCTCAAGCGACTTAAGATCACCGAGGTATTCTTCAATGCGTCCCCGTCCATAGTCTTCTCCATCAACGATGTTAAAGCGAAGGGGCAGCCAGGGGGTCTGGGTCTTTGGAGCTTTGCCGTAGCTATCTTCTATGATTTCTCCATCAACTTCTTGACGCCAACGCCATTGTCCATCTTGAAGTTTAGCCCATGTATATACAGCGGCTTCATCTTCACCGACAGTTACGTCAACAGAAGGAGTAGCAGTATTGTCATCTACTGGATTGATGGAGCGTTTTGGCTTTTGAAATTTTTCAGGTAAAAATTGACGGTTGATTGATTCAACAGTAACGATCTCAGTGGGTTGACCCTCTCCATCACGGACGACCACAAAACGGTCAAGAGGATACAACTTGACACCACTCGAACCCATGTAGACCAGGACATTCCCGGTTACAATTAGATGTTTCATTGCCTGGTGTAGGACCACTCGGTCCTGTGATTCGGCAATGTGTTGCATGATGACCCGCTCCATTTTGGAGAGGCTCAAGTCGATCTCAGATTTGATCTTTACATCTAAGCTGGGGTCCGAGGCGAGTTTACCGTCGTTGATCTGAAGCTTAAAGAACGTAGCTGTTACTGGGAACAGACTAAGCATAAGCTTCGAGGCCATGACGTTCGCGCCTTTGGCACCGATTGATTGCCAAGGAGTAGGCAGCTTTTGTCCATTTACCACACCCGTAGGAGTAAGGAGGTAAGGAAGACTTAGCCGCGCACATTCCCTGGCAGTATCGAGAAAGATCGTTCTGTCGCTAGAGAGTCGGGCATACCGAGAAGCGGCAGACGAGGTTTCCATTTATTAAGCCTTAGGGGTTTGGGGAATGTTAAGACCAGTAACTTGACCAGTCATTCGTTGGGAGGTAGGCATTCTGAGGGCAGCCGCACCGCTGGGTTGACGGCCCGTCTTACCGCGAACAGTAGCACCAATGGTAGATACCTTAGCGGGTTGTTTTTGCACGCCCACAGGGGGCGCTGGAGGCGGCGGAGGCGGGGGCGGAAGTTCGGGCATCTGCGGCGGCGGGGGAGGCGGCGGCGGAGCCGGCATACTAGGAGCTAGACACATAGCTAATCTCTTTTTGTTTTACTTTTTAAGTACTTAATTACAGCAATAGCTCCGGCGCGATAAGCTAGCTCACGCTCGGAGATAGTGTGTTCTGGAAAGCGGTCTGGGTATTGTTCTTCAAGCTCAGCAATGAGTCGAAGAAGATCAACTTTGCCCCCAACAACCATGGTCAGGGGCAAGGTATCATCATCCATATTGTGGAAGGTCAACGTTAGAAGCCTCAAAGAACGCGGGCATTCTGCTTCGCTGGGTATCCTTGAGGCCTGGTGCTTTGCCCCGCTCATAGAGCGAGTCAGATTGATTCATCCAGAAGTCCTTATCCAGGTACTTATTCTCAGAAGAACCAAGAGAATCCATTACCCATCCAACAGTCGCTCTGCGTAGGCGATTGAGGCTTGGTGTGGACTTGAGGCCCAACTCGGAGCAGACCATCGAGTGTATGGCGACGTGCGTTTGCTCGTCTCGGCTGATGTCTGCTGCGGTGCTGCGGATTCCGATGTCTCCATTGAATCGGAAGAAGGGGAGGATGACGAAGAAGACACTGCGCTCAAGGATAGCTGCTTTCAGAATTGGATGCTCTGGTGCGTCTAGCCAAGCCTTGAGGATGTGCTTTGCTTCATCTTCATGCTTCTGGTTTGCACCGTGGGCATCAATGACATAGTTCAAAGCCTGGTCGTGGCGTTCTTCATCCAATTGATTGGACAACAACGCTTCACGCAAGCCAGGCGTGTTGGGTAGTTCGCGTTCAAGCCCTTGTTGAAGGAACTCACGCACAGGCAATTCAAGATGACGAAGCCCAAGGGCACGCTTGAGCGTGTCCTCAGACCCATCAACTATCTTGCCCTTTTGCACAGCCAAAGGCGTCCATTTACGCTTTCGGCTGACGACTTGATCGTAAGGGGAAGTTGCGTTCATTCTCCGCAGGGAATACAAATTTCGTTTTCTGGTTTGACTTTGGGACAGCCGCAGTCCGGGTCTACTTCTTCCTCTTCAAAACCAAAGAGGTCACGGAAGTCTTCGTCAAGGGCAGCAAGGGCGTCGTCCTTAGACTGAGTATCCGGTTGGACCTGGAGGCTGTAGTAGAGGCTCGTTTGGGGCGAGTACATCCACTCATAAAGGAAGTCCCGATCGTAGGTAACAACGTCGCTCCAGCTGTTGAAGCTATATCCGTGGAAGAGAAGTGTGTTCTGGTATAGACGGACTATACCATCAACCACTGCCTTGTAGTCCTTCCAGCCTACCTCAGATGCAATCTCTACATCCGGCGGGTAGTCATAAGATTGGACTCCAAAAGTCCCACTGTCCCTATCGACGTGACGACTGATAGGAGGGGCCAACTCTGGGGCAGAAGTATAGCCACGCAGATCGACGTTGTTGTAAGAGCAAGAAGCCGTGGGCGCGATAGCAAATGCTCGGTCCATGTTGTGGATGCGAGCGACTTGAGACGCAAGCTCAATGGCTTTTGCGAGTTCAGATACAATGCGATAAGCCGGAGTGTCCTCCGGTTGATGAGAATGGAATTGGGTAAGGGCGTTTCCAAACTCTTTATAAGTTACGCCGTTCTGGCAAAGGAAGTTAGCCAGACCCAGGATACCAAGACCAACCTGACGGTCAGACTCGGGGGGAAGGTACTCCCCGGTTTCACCCACACCAGTCTTGCCGTGGAGATCCACCAGGGAAGTCATTCCTTCCACAAATGCATCCGCAAGTTCACTAGGTTCACATGCAGCAAGGTTAATATGCTGAAGCAAACAAGTGCCACGACTACGGAGATAAACCTCAAGGCATACATTACCGTAGATACGATTACCGTAAGGATCGTGGCGGATCTTGTTGAGCCAGATGTCACCCTTCTTAATGCCTTCTAGGGTGGCGTCAATCAGCTTATCGGATGCCTTAGTAAGGAAGTCTTCATCTACATCAAGACAACGCTTAACCCAAGGTAGTTCAGCTCGTGATGCGTTAACGAACTCAAGTGCATCGTCATGCGTATAATCGAGGTGCAAAACGCAAGCGCCGTTCTTATAATGTCCACCCCGTCGAATGACCTCGTTAAGAGTAGAGTAAATCCGACCAAAGGATACCGGACCAGAAGCAGTCAAGCCCTTGCCATTCTCATGTCCCTTGGGACGGAGCTTAGAAAGGTGGACGGCAACACCGGCACCATTCCGCAGAGCGTGGCTGACGTAGCGCCACGAAGCTTCAATTCCTTCCGGTCCCTCCATGCTGTCATCGACAACAAAGACGGTACACGAAACGGGAAGGCGTGATTCAGGATTATCAATCCAATTTTGAACACGGCCAGTGCGTGCAATCTTTTGAGGGGTTGTCATTTCAGATGAGGTCGTCGAGAACAGGAGGTTGGTAGTTTGGTCCCTTCAATACTTTTCCATCGTCACGGCGAAGGGGCTTACCGTCAACGAGTTTACTCATGTTCGACTCAAACACGCGGTTCATCGCAGTGTCTAAGTCCCAGCCACGAGCAGCTGCAAATTGATAGCAAACAAAAACAAGATCAGAAAGTTCTTTGAGTTGGTTTACTTTGTTTTCATCCAAAGAACCAAGACTGCTAAACTCATGATCGAAAGCTTCATCGAACTCATGCCACTCCTCTTTGATAAGGCGGTGCTGAAGCTCGTGAACCGTTTCATCTTTGGTGTTCAGAGGCTGACCCATAGCCACTCGAAACTCGACGGCTTGCTGGAACAGTGGTTTCATTTGGACTGGAGGTGTTGGATCTTGCGGTTGACATAGGCTTGGACCTTGAGCCAGTCATCTAGCTCAGTCTCTTCGCCCTTGTACCCTGCGCGACAAATGTACTTAATACAATTGCCAGCAAGGTAGTCCAGGTCTTGATCAATGATAAAGTCCCAGACTTCAATCGTCCCCCTTTTGTAATGACTGGGACTTGATTTTGTCGAAGAGGTCACGGTAGGCAGGGTTTCTCTGGATTTGGTAGAGTTGGATTTCCGTAAGTAATCGTCCCAAAATTCCAGGTCGGAAAGACTGTCGTTCGATAAACAGTCTTGCTTTGAGTTGAGTTCCTCTGACTCTGAGTGCCACCCATGTGGGTAGTCCGGTGATGAGAAGGAGAACGTATTCGAATGCATTAGGTGCTACGACATAAATAATCAAAGCAACAAGTGCTACGTCGAGCCCGTAGATGATGGAGGGGTCCATAGGATTGGCTCCTTAGTGGTTGAGTTGTACTCACCAGGACGGAGGATCCGAGCGAGACGTGCGTTGCGAATGGCATCGTCAAGAGTCAGGCCTGCTTTCTCGTAAGAGGCAACAACAGCCTGCCATGGATCTTCGGCTTTGGCAAGGATCTTTTCGGCACCTTTCGCACCGATACCAGGAACGCCTTTGTAGCCATCCACCGGGTCACCCGTCAGGCACTGTCGCCAGAACCAGTAGTCAGCTTCTTCAGGAGTTGTGTAAGTCAGCTCATCCCCATTAAAGAGGTTACAGCTGATCTGTTTCATGTCCTTGTCAGGACTAATAAGAATAAAATCGCTAGGATCGAGGTGACATTCCAGACCCAATGCGTCGTCTGCTTCGAGGTTGTCATAACGGATAGTCTTGTAATGGTTATAGCACCATTCAAGAAGCCGCTTGTACCCGACAGGCTTACGTTTGGTGCGATTACCCTTGTACTCAGGGTCAACGGTTTTGCGGAAGTTCTTGCTGTCTGAGAAGAACAACAAGACACGGTCAGTGTCGAAGCGACGCTTTAGTTTATCAATCTCAGCTTGGAAGCAACGGACTACTTCCTTAAAGTTGCTGTGGATTGTAATGACATCAGCGCCCCAGTCAAGCTCTGTTTCGTTGACTTGACAAGTCCGATAGCCATAGAAGTCAGCATCAATACGAAGCTCTGGTTCAATGACAATCGGCCCAGCTGTCTCCATCTTTTGCTTCCCCTGCGAGCGGGACTTTGAGGTCATAGTATTCGCCCGCTTGGACGATTGACCATTCGAGCGCGAACTTGACATCTTTGGTTAGTTGTGGTTTGACAGCGAGTTGAATTTCATCGTGGATCCATCCGAGCCATTGGTAATCAACGCCCCAGATGTAGCCGTTTTGTTGGAACCAATCGTAAAGGATTACATTCCACCGCTTACAGCAGATCGCCCCAGCGCTTTGCAAGCAGTAATTAAGCGCTGCGTGTCGCTTTCCTTGGAGTTTGATTGGCCTGCCATCCAAGCCAACAATAATGTCAGACTCAGCACGACGCCCAATAGCGTCAAGGAGACCTTCGAGTCCTGGAATTGCTGCGAGAAATTTCGCCCTAATTTTTTTGCCAAGTTTTTTCGCATCAGTTTCGTTTAACGATTTGTCTAAACTTGATCCGATTTTCTTATCGGATGCCCCATAAATAAAGGCGTAAGTTAGGGTCTTGACCTCTTTGCGAGTACAGCCAACTCGATCAGCATTCTGTTGGTGAATGTCTCCGTTGACTACAACGTCAGCGAACGCACCACCATCAAAGTAACTGAGATAATGACCAAGCATCCGCAGCTCCAAGCCGGAAGCATCGGCAGCAACCTGACGCATACCGCTACCAGGACCAAAAAGTTGACGACAACGAGGGTCTGAACTCGTCTGGCCAAGATTTGGTCGGGAATGGGCGTTGCGTCCGGTGTTGGTTGCAAGTTGGCAAGTATGGTGGATCCTTCCTTCGTTTGTGACCATTTTAAGCCACGCGTTTGTTCCATCGCTGAGCTGCCCGAGGGCTTTTTGTAGCTCAAGAATCCGAGCAAAGATGCTGGCTTCTTCTGTGTCGATGGATTGTAAGACTCCTTCGTCAATCTTAGGTGCTCCGGTATCTGTGAATTGATCAGGCTTCCAGTCCCTCCAATTATGGAAAGCCCAAGCGATGTGCTGGCGGCTTGTGGGGTTGAACTCCTTAATCTTACAGAATGGAGCGTTCTCGAAGTAGCCCTTGGTTTTGTTGTTACGCTTGGGGGTCATTTCCCCACCGTCTACATACGGGAAGGTTTCTCGCATGTGGTCGGCAAGCTTATCCATCTCTGTTCTGAGAGTGGATTCTAGCTTCTGTGCTTTCTCAACATCAAATGGCCAGCCAGAGGCTTCCTGCTTAGCCATGATGGCTGCTAGGTCATGCTCTAGCTTGATGGCTCCTGCGTGACGCTCCAGGCGGTTCATACCCTTATCATCCAGGCGCTCAACAAAGGTGCGACTGTAAAGAGTTTCAACCACATGGACATCCTGTTCGCAGTAGTCCTCCATTTCTTGGGACCACTCAGACCAGTCAGTGTCCTTACCAAACTCACCCTTGTAATCACCGAGGCGATAGCCCCAAGCTTCAAGGCTGTGGCGTCCATAGAGCTTACCAGGCATAGCCGTAGGGCGTCTGCGGTAGTCAATGGACAGGATGTCTGGGTAGAACATCCGACTAAGAATTAGTGTATCCAGCAGGCTACACGTTGGTTCAAAGAACGGATAGATCTCTTGCAAAGCTGGTATGTCAAAGCCAACTATGTTGTGGCCGACAAGGAGGTCTGCTTCAGCAAGCATGTTGACACCAGTAGTCACAGACTCGTGAGTACCGCTGTCGTTGTACCGAAGGACTTCTCCGGTATCGAGGTTTTTGGTGACGATGCAGTGGACACAGCTCATGCCTTTGCGAGGCAAGCCGTTCGTCTCAATGTCGAAGGCTAACCTAGTCATAGGCCCCAGTACCCTGGTTCTTCTGTGTCAAGGGTTTGTTGCGTGATTGGATCCGGCTTACCGCATTCCAAACAGAAATAGCCATCAGGCTCCATTTCCGAATAAAAGAAGGCGTTACTACCGCAGGTACAAACAGCATCTAGTTTAATATTCTCCAAATGGGTCAGATGCTCCGTCAAATGATCGTTTGGATGAGGATGAGCCATCAAATTCTGCATTTAGATCTTCAATCATACGACCAGTTTCCTGGTTGTAAACAATAGTGGATGCTTTACCTGTCTGTCCGTTGAAGCGATTCTTCAACACACGCACAGCAGCGTGGCTGTGACCAGAGGAAAGATTGCGTTCGATAGCAACAACCATGTCGGATAGCTGGACAATACTGTGACTGCCTCGTAGCTGTCCAAGGCTGACTTGCTGACCGTCTTCGTGCCCCTTGTCTCCTTGAGGACGTTTGAGGTGACTGATCAGAATCATGCCGACTCCTGTCTCTTCAACAAAGGAACGAAGCTTGGTCATCGTAACGTCAATTAGCTTCCTTTCGTCGTGCGACTCATTCCCAGACATGAGAATCGAGAGGTGGTCCAGGATGATCCACTTGACCTCCTTAGCTTGCGCCATAAATCGGCAGTCACTAAGGATCGCATCAGGATCAACCGAACCAAAGCCATCACGGAGGAAGACTTGCCCCGTACCAAGCGAGGCATCAAAGGCTTCTTTGAGTTGTTCTGGTGGCAGCTCATTGTTGAGGTGGAGCGGCTTTTGTGCTTTGACAGACATCAAGCGAAGAGCCGTGCGTTGCAATGACTCTTCAAGCGCAATGTAGCCAACCTTTTGAGATTGGTCAACCAATGCTTGGGCAACTTCCCCACAAAAGGTGCTTTTGCCCACGCCAGAACCGGCTGTCACTGTAACGAGCTCCCCCAGTCGTAGTCCAGAAGTAAGCTGATCAAGGCCACTAAAAGGCCAGTCAGCATCCCGACCATGTAAAGGGCGAGAAGCCAGATCGAAGAGGTCTCTTCCGTCGATGACGGTTTTTGGAGAGTAGGGTTTCTTCTGCCAAAATGCCTGACGTATGGCATCAGGGTCTTTGGCAACGATTGCTTCGTTGGCATCTTTGTAACCACTGAGCGTGGCGATAAAGATCTTGGAGTGGCTGAACAGCTGAGCACATTCGGCTGCTGCTTCTTTCCCCGCTGAGTCGGAATCAAAGAATAGGACAATCTCTTCATAGCGATCAATAAACTTGTATTGATGCTGAAGACTGCGCTTGCCTCCTTTGGCACCGGCATCAAGGCTCACCACTGGCCAGTTAGGCCTGGCTTGCCAGACGCTCATGGCGTCCTCTTCCCCCTCCGTAATGACAATAGTTTTGTTATTGCCTTTAGCACCTCCAAAGAGCTGCTGACCGAACAGGGCGTGGTCTGTGTTCTTGCCAACCCAACGGATGTCTTTGTCCGCTGTCTTGGTTTTGAATGCAACCAGCTGTCCCGAGGCGTCGTAGTAAGGGAACCGTAGTGTTCTTGATTCGGGGTCATACCGAACGTTGAACTTCTTTACGGTGTCCTCAAGCAGACCCCTGGAACGAAGAGGAATGATGTCCCCGGTAAATTCCATTGCGACGTTGGTGCGTTGCGGCT